ATTACGCCAGCGAGCTGGCGGCGTGCAAGCGGTATTACACAAAAGATACCACCATTATTCAGGTCCCGGCGAGTGGCGTCATGATCTCGTTGTACAACTTGAAAACAGAGATGCGAGCATCGCCTACTGTAGTGTTCAGTAATGTCACGTATACCCTTGCTTCCAGCCTAAATCTTAATTTCGGAGGGGTGCAAACACTTGGTTTACAACTAACGGCGTCATCCGCCAGCGGTTATGCGTCATTTACACTTGCAGCAAACGCGAGGCTCTGATGGCAGACTATCAACTCACCGCAAACGACAGCGTGATCCGCACTGAGGACGGCGCGTGCATCCCCGCCGATCCCGCTAATCGTGATTACGCGGAGTATCTTCAGTGGGTCGAGGACGGCGGCGTACCCGATCCTTACGTGCCGCCTGAAGAAGTCCCGCAGCAGCCGACGCAAGAGCAAGAACTCTTGTTCGAGCACGAGAACCGCATCCTCGCGCTGGAAGGCCAGCCGCCGCTGTCACAGGAAGACTTCATCACGTCGCTGACGAAAGGCCGCTGACATGGCCGCGCTCGACTTCCCGGCATCGCCTGCGGTCAACGACAGGTACCCGCTGCCTGCGGTGGCGGGACAGCCGCAGTATAAATGGGACGGCGAGAAGTGGACCACCGCGTCGCTCGACACCACCGTCGCGCCGCCGGCCACCGCGCTGCCGTTGATGGACGCCGCCACCGCCGTCGTCGGCGTTGCGACGAAGTACGCGCGCGAGGATCATGTTCATCCGAAAATTTACGCCGCACCGTTCGATGCGCTCGCGTATAACGGGATGCAGATCAACGGCTCGATGGAAGTCAGTCAGGAGCTAACGTCCAGAACAACCGACGGCTATTTCATTGATGGCTGGCGGGTGGATCATGTTGGCACTCTTGCTTTCGTAGCTGCGACATGGCCTGCGGACTCGACCACACCGGCAGGGTTTACGAAGTTCTTCGCGTTGAGCGTCACCACTGCGCAAGTGTCGATGGCAGCGGGGGAGTACGCTTGGATCTCTCATCCAATCGAAGGCTATCGTGTAGCGCGATTGGGGTGGGGCAAGGCCGGGGCGCAACCGATCACTATCGGGTTCTGGTCGATCCATCACAGGACAGGAGTTTATAGCGTTGCGGCGAAAAGCGGCAGCACTCGCTCTTATATCGCCACCTATACGCAAAATGTTGCCGACGTAGCTGAATATAAAACCATCACCATTCCCGGCGACACGACCGGGACATGGCCAAAAGACAACACGACGGGATTGAGTCTGGTTTTTTCAGTTGCCTGCGGCAGCACGTATACGGCTCCAGCCGCGAACGCTTGGCAAGCGGGTCACTATTTCGCTGCCCCCGGCCAGATCAACGGTGTTGCCGCGACATCCGACATCTTCCGTATCACCGGCGTCGTCGTCCTCCCCGGCATCGAGGCTCCGTCCGCCGCGCAGTCGTCACTGATCATGCGGCCCTACGATCAGGAGCTGCTGACGTGTCAACGGTATTTTTACAATGGCGTGCCGCCTTTGCGGGGGATCGCGCTGTCTACTGTTTCAGCAGGGAGAATGGCGGCTCGACATCCGGTTACGATGCGCGCCTCCCCGACGCCGACGCTGACAAGTCCGCTTCCAATATTAACGGGTGTCGGTTCTATTTCGACTATCACCGCTCTGAGCAACTATTACGGATCAACGACTACGCTTGAACTCGATTGCACATCGACCGCGCTGGTGACCGGCCCGGCCGTTGTCTATATGGGCGCGGGCGGCAACGTCAACGTGGACGCGAGGCTGTAGATGAGCAAGTTCGCCGCCTTCAAGCGCCAGCCAGTCCCCGCGCAGGCCGCGCAGCGGATGCAGGCGATCACGCTGGCCGCGCCGACGCGCGGGCTGGTCATGAACGAGAACGAGGCCTTCATGCAGCCGGGTGGCTGCGTCGTGCTCGACAACTGGTCGCCGACCATGCGCGGCCTCAAGCTGCGGGCCGGCTGCATCAAGTGGTGCACGTTGCCGAACCCGACGCCCGTGGTCTCGGCGTTCGAATATGCCTCAGGCAACAACCACGAAATGTTCGCGGCGCAGGACACTGCGCTTTACAATGTCTCGTCGAGTGCGCCCGAACTGGTCACCGACATCCAGACCAATGGCAACTACTCCGCCAGCCAGTTGGCGAACGCGGCCGGCGACTACCTGATTGCCGTCAATGACGGTGGTGACTACCCGATGCGCTACGACGGCATCGCGTGGACCCGACTGGATACCGACCAGATTCACGGCCCGCCCGACACCACGGTCGAGCACGGCAAGAACCTGATTCATGTCTGCAAGTACCGCAACCGCTGGTTCTTCATCGAAGGCGGCAGCATGAATGCATGGTACCTGCCGCTCAACGCCATCCAAGGCGCGCTGCTGATGATTCCGCTGTCCGGCGCGGCGACCAAGGGCGGCAAGCTGATGTTCGCCGCAACTTGGTCGGTCGATGCCGGCGACGGAATCGACGACAAGCTGGTGTTCGTTACAACTTTAGGCGAGCTGCTGATTTTTACCGGCTCCGACCCCGGCAACGCCGCGGCGTGGCGTCAGGAAGGCCGCTACCAGATCGGCGCGCCGATGGGCAAGAACGCCCACACCACGATCGGTGGCGATCTCCTGATTGCGACCACGGACGGCATCACGCCGGTCTCCGCCGCCATCACCAAGACCGCCGAGCAGCTCGACCTCGCCGCCATCACCCTGCCGATCAAGAACATGTGGCGCGACGAGGTCGCCGACAAGAATGACCTGCCGTGGACACTGCGGGTGTGGGAGGAATACGGCGCGATGTTCGTGACGTGGCCGGGTGGCAGGCCGGGGCGGCAGTACTGCGCCATGGTCAACACCGCCACCAGCGCATGGGCGCGGTTCACCGGCTGGGACGCGCTGTGCTGGATCAAGATGCGCAAGGACATGTTCTTCGGCACCCAGCTCGGCGTCATCATGCAGGCCGACCGCGGCGGCACCGACGACGGCAAGCCCTATACCGCGAGTATGGTCGGCTCGTGGTCGCGGATGACCGGAGGCCCCGAGACGATTACTTGGCGGCAGGCGCGGGCCTCCTTCGCCTCCAACTTCGCGGGGAGCTTCCAGCCGCAACTGGCGGCCTGCACCGACTACATCGTCCGCCTGCCGACACCGCCACCCCCCGCGGAGGCGCAACCCTTGGCCGACGTCTGGGACCAAGGGCTGTGGGACGACGCGCTGTGGGACGCCGACGCGCCGGCGTCGCGCCCCGACATCCGCAACACCGGCTGGGTCTCGATCGGCGAGACCGGCTACGCCCACGCGCCCGTCGTGCAGGTCAGCGTGGCGCAGGCGGTTCGACCGAACGTGGAATTGATCAGCTACTCGGTGGTGTACGAGCGCTGCGGCGTCAACGTCTAGGAGACCAGCATGGCAGACGCACCCGTACCGATCGAGGCCTCGGCAACCCCTATCGAGGCCGCCGCCCCGCCCAAGACAATGGGCGAGTTGTTCGCGGACTATAACGCGCAAGGCGCGCTCAACGGCCTGTTCGCGCCGGCCTACGTCAAGGGCTACGCCCCCGCCGAGCAGGCGGTGGCGGACTGGAACGCGCTCAACCACGGCATGAACGCGCAAAGGCTCGAGCAGACCCGGATGCCGGGGGAGTGGATCAACCCGGACGAACTGCAGGCCGCGGGGCCGAGCTTCGGCAAGGGCACGAAGATGTCGCCGCAAGGCTACGACCAGTACGGCTCGGGGCGAATCCCGAACCGGATGTCGTTGCTCGACAAGGGCGGCATCGTCGACCCGGAGGCGCTGCGGGTGATGGCGCAGGGCGGCCAGTACGACATGGAGGGCAGGCGCGCGGCGATCGCGCAACGGCTTGCCGCCAATGCCGGCCAACAGAGCGCCTACGACGCCAACAAGGCCAAGGCCGTTAATCCATATAACCCGTGGGCCGGATTCCCACCCGATCTGGGATTCGATTTGTGATGCTGGATTACGTTTACGGACATGACGCGATCGTTGCCGACTTCGTCGCGCAACTGATCCCGCGCTGCCGTGAGCGAGGCTTCCCGTCGACGGCGAAGGCGATCGGCATCATCGAGGACGGCGCGCTGATCGCGGGCGTCGTCTATCATAATTACGAGCCGGAAGCGCAGGTCATCGAGATCTCAGGGGCGGCGCTCCCCGGCAAGTACTGGGTGACGCCGGAAACGCTGAAGCGATCGTACAGCTATCCGTTTATCGATTGCGGCTGCCAGATGGTGGTGCAGCGTAATTCAGCGAACGACGAGCGTTTGCTCGGCAACCTCGCCGACCTGAACTATTACTTCATTCCGATTCCGAGGATGCTGGGGCGCGACCATGACGGCGTGTTGTGCTGCCTGACCTATGAGAACTGGATCAGCAACCGCTTCAACCAGCGCCTCAAGCGTCAACAAGAAAAACAACAACAGAAAGAGGCCGCGTAATGCCCATGCCATATGGCGCAGACCCAACCGCGGGCAATCCGGGACGCGACCGCATCACGCAGGCGCTCCTCAACATCCAGAATCCGCCGCCGCAAATCGAGATGCCGCAGCCGCCGCCGATGCCGCCGCAAGGGATGCAGGGGCAACAAGGCATGCCGCCTCCCGGTCCTACTCCATCAATGGCCGCCGCCGGCGCAATGCCGCTGCCACAGCCGATGCCCCCCGGCGCGCAGATGGGCGGCATGATGGGTGGCGCAGGAGGCATACCGCTTCAGGGCATGCCGCCGCCGCAAGGCGGGCAGCTCCCGCCGCAAGTGCAACAGCAGCTCCAGCAGCCGCAGCAAATACCGCCGACCGGGTACTAGGCCATGTCCAAACCATCCGCCCCCGCGCCACCGAACCCGGTCGACACCGCGCGCGCCTCGACCTCGACCAATGTCGGCACCGCGATCACCAATGCGTTCCTGAATAACACCAACCAGTACACGCCTGACGGATCGCTGCGCTACGACGTCACCGGCTCGCACCAGTGGAACGATCCCTACACCGGGATGACGGTCGACATC